CCTATGATCTCCCGTATGAAACGCCTGACGAACCTCGCACTCCTAAACCAGATGGGAATGACCCAACTTGGCGAGACCGGGGCACAGATGGCGGCTGTAGGTATGGACACATGGAAACGCCACGCGAAAGACGTGTTCAAAACCTTGGAGGACGAGGGACCACATGGACAACTCGCGAAAGAGCTTCGCCCATTCCTCGGGCAGCTGGGTGACGACCACCTCCTGTTCCGTCCAGAGCTACAGCTCGACGAGCTACGCAATGACACGGGCTTCGCAGCAGAGCTAGACGGCTTCCTGAGTAAGCTAGACTTTGCCTTGGGCAAGGGTCAGCGCCTACAGGGCTACATCTCAGGGTTCTATCAGGTGAAGTCTATGCAGCAGAAGATCGCGGTGACATCTATGGCAGACAAGGCATTCCAACTGATCCGCAAGGGTGAGGGCGTGCAACAACTGCAGGACATCGGGATCGACATGACGCACTTCCAGAAGTATCTGGACAAAGTAGAGTTCTCGGAAGACGGTTACGTGAACCGTCTTAACATGGATCAGTGGGACGTAGAGGATGCGGACGCATTCGCGACAGCCCTGAACCGCTACACGCACCAAGTAGTTCAAAAGGGTCTGATTGGGGAGGACAGTCAGTGGTGGCACAGCTCGTGGGGCGCGATCTTCTCGCACCTCAAGACGTTCCCACTGATGGCCATGCAGAAGCAGGCGGCGCGTAACATGAATATGGGCACACCTGCCGCAGTCGCTATGGTATCCATGGGGCTGGCAACGGCGGGGTTGGCGTACTCTGCAAAGCAGGTGGTCAACAATAAGGACGTACCAGCGCCAGCAGACATCGCTAAAGGTGCCTTCGGTATGTCGAACATGACCGGTTGGTTCCCTATGTTCTTTGATCCTGCTGCGGCGATGCTTGGCATGAACGACCTACGGTTCAACCAGTATGGTAGGACTTCCGCATCCTCCGGTATCCTGTCAACACCTCCCGCGATCCCTACTCTGAACCGGATGCTACACATCCCCGGCGCACTGAACCCTATAGGTGACATGAGCCGGAATGATCGTATTCGTGCGTTACAAGCTGCACCCCTCGTGGGGAACGCCTTTGGTATGACCGCGATCTGGAACGCAATGAAGAACTAAGGGGTGGCGCGAAAGCGCCGCCCTCCAACGTACCACTACTACAGGATAGAACAGGAGAATATCATGACGAAGAACAGTGTTATCGAATTTACAGGTACTGGCGTGCAGGACACGTTCGCTGTGAACTTCACAAGCGGTTATATGGAAGAGGCCCATGTAACAGTGCGCGTGAACAACGAGGAAGACGGTGCGGGTTCTCCGATCTATCGTACGATTACGTTTGTCTCAGAAGGCATCATGCGCGTAGGCGGTGATGTACCCGCGCTAGGTGCACCTGTCGTGTTCCGGCGGATTACACCTATCATCGAGCCGGTATACGACTACAGCGCTGGTGCCATATTCTCCGCTGATGCAATAGACACCAGCTTCGATCAGCTGTTGAAATCTGTACAAGAGACGCACGACGGTATTGAAGACCTCGTGAATACGGGCGACGCCGTGGACGCTGCAGAAGCTGCGGCGGACGCCGCGAGGGCTGCGCGGGACGAGGCCATGTTATACGAGGGACCGTTCCTAGATAGCATCGACGCCCTACTGGCAGACACTACTTTGACCTACGCAATAGGTGCAGGCGGTAGCGTCACAGTAGGAGACTACATACAGACCCGGGACGGTTACTCTTTCGTTGTCCTCGGGTCTACTGATGAAGACTACGCGGACATTACGGTTGGCGGTGTCCGTCTGGCATATGCTGGGCCGGAGACCGGACTACGCACAGAAGATGTAGGCGCTATGCTCGCGGACATGTCGCAGGGCGAGCTGCGTCTAGTAGTTCTCGGAGACAGCACAGAAGCCGGTGTTGGCAACAGCTCAGGTAGTGGTAATCCCTACGGGTTTGCTCGACCCCTCAACCACGGCGGGGCATGGAACATGTTCTACTACTCCGCGATCATGGCTGGGCCTGAGTTCATCCCACCAAACAAAGACACCCCACTCCCGCTGTTTGGTGCTTTCCAACCGGAGACCGGCACAACCTCTACGATTTACGCCCCTATGGACAACTACCGCCTCGTAGCGAGCGATACCCCGGAGGGTTCATTTAAGGCTTCCGTTAAGAAGCGTGTAGAGAGTGACGTCTTCTCTGTGTATGTCATGAAGCGCGCTGCCGACGAGGCTGCTCGTTTCCGCATCCGTCTTACAAGTGAGATCGACGGCGCTGGTACAGTCTACGCTACTGAGATCATCGACACCTACACCGCACCTGAGCCTCTGGTGAGCGGCGCGACGGAGGACAAGGACGGTTTCATTGAGGCCGTGCCTATTACATTAACCACGGCTGTTCGTGAGTGCTACGTCACCATCGACACCGTAGACGTGGTTGACCGGGGAAACGGTGTGGCTGCCGATGGCACCGCGGTTATTCTGGGTTTTGTATTTGATCACGGGTTGAAGTTCCGCAACTACGCGGTGTCTTCTATGACCCTATTGAATGAAAGCGCAGCGAACGTCGGACGTGACGTGACCACAGACTTCATGTTTGATAAGGCCACTGCGTACAACGGGAATACCTACGTTGTAGGGTTTGGCACAAACGACAGCAAGGACGGTGTGTCCACTCGCCCCGCGTTCCGGGCTGATCTTGTTACGCGGGTCAATGAGCTCATTGCCGCCAACAGCAAGGCTCAAATCATCCTAGAGACAGCTCCCACTGGTGCAGGTATCTACAGCGACAACGTCCAGTACAATCAGGATGTGCGTTCGGTAGCTCGCCAACTGAATGTCTCCTTGGTGGACCGCCAGAAGATTTTTGACAAGAGCGTGGGCAACTCCATCAAGGACGATGTACACCCGTCGGAGGACGGTTACATTGGTTTGTCGCGGTTCTATACCCGCGAGTTCGGTATCCGGCACTTCTACGACAGGCCCTCTTTCATAGAGGAAGAACCACTCCGTGCCTATGCTACCGACACAGGCACTTCGTCTGTAGTCAATGCTACATCAACCTTCAGCACAGTCCTTGAGCAAGTAGGTCTGCGCGTGCTAGCGGGGTCGCGACAAGTTGCGGTCTCAGCTACAGTCAGCCTCGCAGACACGGCGGACATCGAAGAGGCCTGCTTCGAAATTGAGGTAGCGTCTGCTGGCGGGACTACTGCGACCCTAGACACGAAGATTGTGAGTGCTCCAGTCGTAGGCAGCACAGCTCTGACCTCTCTGCATTTGCAAGGTGTCTACGAACTTACCAACCCGCTGGACAACTTCCTAACGGTGCGTCTGCGAGGTAAACAGTTCCGCCTGCGCACGGGCGCGGACGGGACAACGTCGCTGATCACCAAGATGCTCTAAGAACCCCCATGGAAGGCGTGTGAGCGCCTTCCTACCTAAACACGTATCACTACTATAGGATAGAAAAGGAGAACAGCATGGCGAAGCACAGTGTTGTAGAATACGTCGGCGACGGTGTGCAAGACACCTTTGCTGTGAACTTCACAGGTGGTTACATGGAAGAGGATCATGTGACCGTACAAATTGCCGCGGAGCCCGGCTTCCGAGCTATCACATTCATCTCTCCGGGGGTGATGCAGATCGGAGGTACCGTGCCCGCCATGGGCGAGGCTATCGTGTTCCGTCGCACCACACCGGTGGACGCCGCGATCAATGACTTCAGCGCAGGCGCACTCTTCTCCTCTGCAGGATTAGACGCCAGTTTCGACCAGTCGATCAAGAGCCTACAAGAAACACAAGACGGCGTAGGCGACCTTACAGCTGCGGACGAGGCGGTAGAGATCGCAGAGGCCGCCGCGACTGCCGCCGCAGGCTCTGCCGGTACAGCTGCTACGGACGCGCAACGCGCAGAAGACGCGGCGGAGGCGCTTGTAGGATTTGATCCAGCGGAGTACGCTAAACTAGATGACGCTGAGTTTACTGCTGATGTGGAGATCAATGATCTGACTGTAGGGCGCGGTGCAGGGGATGTCTCTACGAATACCGTCCTTGGAGTTGACGCACTCTTTAGCAGCACCACAGGAGGTAACAACGTAGCTAGTGGCTATAGGGCGCTCAATAAAAACACTACAGGCTACGGTAATGTTGCTATCGGTAAGGACAGTTTATTTAACAACACTACGGGTATTCTGAACAGCGCACTAGGTGTGGAGACCCTTCTTCTCAACACTACAGGGGCCAGAAATACTGCGGTAGGTGGGGGGGCTCTAAAAACAAACACTACAGGTTCTAGCAACACAGCTAGTGGCCGTGAGGCACTTCTACTAAACACCACAGGTTCTGAAAACACAGCTAATGGTGTGTCTGCACTCGGTAGCAACACTACAGGTGCTGATAACACAGCTAGCGGTTTCAAAGCACTCTACAGCAACACTACCGGTTCTAACAACACAGCTAGTGGCATTTATGCACTCGAAAAGAACACTACGGGCTCTTTCAACACGTCGGTGGGGAAGTGGGCTGGTTTTGCAAACACCACGGGGTCCAAAAACACAACTCTTGGCTACCAAGCTGACGTAGTCTCAGCTACCGCGGACCACCAGATCGCGATCCGTGCTGGTCCTACTAAGTGGTACAGTGCCGCAGGTTCACCTGAAGGCACCGTAGCGGCTGGTGTTGGTTCTATATACACTGACAGCACAGGTAGCGCAGGGGCAATTTTGTACATCAAAGAGTCCGGCACAGGTAATACTGGTTGGGTAGCACACTGAACTTCTAGCTTTCATTATCTCCGCACTATAAACAACTAAAAGGAGGCCGTACAATGGCTGACAACAAAAACGATCCACTGTACGGTCTGCTTTCCACTGTTGGTGAAATCGCCAGCGACGTAAAGCACATTCTAGCATCCCAGTCTGCAGACCGTAAAACGGTACGGGACATGGACGCGCGTCTGACCAAAGAGATCGACGCACTCAAAGCACAAGTCAAAGAAAACGATCGGTTCCGCTTCAAGATGCTCGGGGTCGCGACAGCAATCCCAACGGCCCTCGTTGTTATTAGCTGGTTCCTGAAAGGCATGATCTAATGAAGAAGGCAACCCTTGATAAACTCGAAGCGCTTCATGGCGCTGTTGCAGACATCCTTGCTGACGGCTTGGAGGCGTGCGACCCGAAGCTCGTGGAAGACGATGACGGTGGAAGTCACCTTGAGGGCTACGACGCCCGTCTGGTCGGACAAGCCCTGTCCTTCCTGAAAGACAATGACATCACAGTGGACCACGACACCGGCGACGCCATTGATGCAGCTCAGGCTGCCCTTGATCAGATCAGGAAGAAGAAGCGCGTGGATAACGACCCGTTCGCGGACATCCCGCACCATTAACAGGAGGCCATCATGGCGACGAGACGCGAGACAGTCGAAGAAGCATTCGACCGCTGGACACGCCTGAAGGCTCTCCAAGAGACGTACCCAACATTCCAACCGTTCCTTGAGGACTGCATGGAATACTTGGGTTTCAAAACAAGCTGGGTACAGCGGGACATCGGGGAATACCTCGAAACAGGTCCGCTGTACCGCATGATCCAAGCGCAGCGCGGGCAGGCTAAGACAACCATCACCGCGATCTACGCTGTGTGGCGTCTGATCCATGACCCAACTACCCGGATCGTGATCCTCTCTGCTGGCGAGAACATGGCTTCTCAGATCAGCACACTTATCATTCAGATCATCGCAGGTGTAGACATCCTGGAGATGCTGCGCCCCGACCGCTCTAACGGCGACCGTGCGTCCCGCGAGAACTACGATGTGCACTACAGCCTGAAAGGCCCGGACAAGTCCCCAAGCATCGCTTGCTTTGGTATCACGTCCACCGTACAGGGTTCCCGTGCCGACATCCTAATCGCAGATGACGTGGAGAGTAAGAAGAACTCGCAGACACCTGTGCAGCGCGAGCTGCTCACGGACCTGACACGGGACTTCACATCCATCTGCTCACAGGGTGACATCATCTACCTCGGGACACCGCAGTCTGTGGACAGCGTGTACAACGGCTTGCCTTCGCGTGGTTATGACATCCGCATCTGGCCGGGACGCTTCCCGACTAAAGACGAAATCGAGAACTACAACGGTTTCATCGCGCCGCGGATCATGCAGATCGTCAAGGCGCGACCGGACCTACAGACCGGTGGCGGGCCCATGGGCGACCGCGGTCAAGCGATTGACGACGTCATCGTTCCAGAAGACCTACAAGTCAAGAAGGAGATCGACCAAGGTCCGGCGTACTTCCAGCTGCAACATATGCTGGATACGGCTCTCATGGACGCTGGTCGATACCCGCTGCACGTGGAGAACATCTTCTTTGCTGATCTGCGGGACAGCACTCGTGCACCGCTAGACATGCGCCTATCAAAGAGCAAGGACCATCGTATCCCGGCTCCGGCGCAGTATCCGATCCAACAGCTGTTCCATCTGGTTCCCGATATGGGTTCGCAATACGGGAAGTATTCCCAGACCTACATGTACATTGACCCCGCGGGCGGTGGACAGAATGGCGATGAAACAGGTTACGCTATCGTACGAGAGGCAGCTGGTAAGCTCTTCGTCGTGAAGGTCGGTGGTGTTCCGGGCGGTCTCGCAGAGGACGTCATGGTAGACCTCGTCAAGATCGGTCTCGAGAATGGTGTAGACAGTGTTGGTATCGAGCGCAACTTCGGTAACGGCGCTCTACAGAGCGTATACACACCGATCATGCACCGTATGTGCCGCGAAGCAGGGGTCACACCGTTTGGTGTAGACGATCCGTGGGAGAGCGGGCAGAAGGAGCTGCGCATCATTGACATCCTAGAACCTGTCATCGAGAACGGTCGTCTGATCATAGACGAGCAGGTAATCGAAGACGACTGGGACACATGCAAGAAGTACCCACTGCAGGACAGGGCGACATACAGCCTGTTCTATCAGATGTCGCGCATCACGCGGGACAAGAACTGCCTGATCCACGACGATAGGCTGGACGCCCTTGCAGGCGCTGTCCGGTACTTCGTTGACTTCCTCGCTGTAGAGGCTGAGAAGTCCGTGAACAAGGCCAAGCAAGACGCCTACAATCAGATGGTAAAGAACCCGCTGGGTATGCCGTCACATTCCAATACCTCGGCAATGTTGCCGGGTCACAAACGACCAACCAACCCACTCAAGCCAACAAGGAGATTTTAATCATGGCTCGTAAACAGAAAACCGACGTTGCACTGACCCCACGCAAGGTGAAGTTCAAAGTGAAAGCAACCCCAGTGGTTCGCAAGGCTCGTACCGATCTGCTGAATGCTATCGTTGCTTGCAAAGGCCGTGAAGCCGATCTCGAAGGCATGGTAGAAACACTCGAAGTGGTTCAGGACTTCCTTAAAGTCCGTGGTGCCCGTGATGTGAAGGTCCGTAAGGACAACGCAGCAGCGGCTGTGAAGGCAGCTGTAGAGGCGCAAGCCCTGCTTGACAACCAACGTATCGTCACAGCAGAACACGACGTTGTACAGGCTCGTAAGGGCCTCGCAGCGGCAGAGGACAAAGAGGCAGCTCTGAAGGAGCGTCTGACTGGCCTGACCGCCCACGAGCTAGCTGCCGACAAGGAGGCTGGCGAGTAATTGGACCCTTTGCGGTGAGGCTACTAGCCTCACCGCCTATTTAGATAGGAAGGTTGTTATATGCCACAATCCGTCATTCATACTCGTACAGTCCCGGTAGGGACGGAATACACAGCGCTCGACTTCGAGGCCAACCACGTTTTGACTATCCTTGCTGTAGGTGTTGATGTATACGTCGCCTGCGGTGTACATGCCGCACACGCCGTGACCGACGCCCGCGCTACCCGGCTGCCTGACGGGGCCGCCGTTGAGTTCAAACCTGCCCCGCGCGGCACCGTATACATTCGCGCATCCTCGCCGGGGGATGTGTCGATGTGGTACAGCTAGATGCCAGTATGGCGTCTTGTACCCCCGAGACTAACACCAGAAGGCGGTGATAGTCTCCTAAGAACAGCCGTACCGCGTCTCGCGGTGCAGCATCCGGCTACTACTACCAGCTCCGTGTACACAATCTACCACGGGCTGGGCCATAAACATGTCAAAGTAGAAGTAAGAGACGACTTAGGTCAACTGGTCGATCTACACTGGGAATGTCCTGACGACGACCACGTGTACGTAGAAACGCTCGCTCTATTCAATGGCACAATCAATATACTACCATAGGGAAATACACATGTCTATTAACTCCATTAAAAAGCAAGCAGTCTCGTTGGACATGCTTGGATACAGCAAGCTCAAAAACCTCCCGTCCGCGACTGTTCCGGGCGAGGCTGTGGAACTGTCCCAGCTTAACACAGAGCTTGCTCAAAAACAGAACAACATGGTCGGCGCTGCGGGAATCACCGTAGACGGCACGTCTATCGCGGTTGACCTCGCCACGGCCGGGGACGATCACAGCGCTTTTAACGTCACAGAGGCGGCGTATCCTTCAATCGAAGGCATGTATACGCGCCTGCCGTATCAGGCGTATCTTGACTACGCCGGTACAGACCTCGACCTCAACTTCGGTGGTGACTTCAACTGCTACTACAAAGACAACGGCGGCGGCGTGTGGTCATTCATCGCGCGGCGGGAGATCGACGGTAACGCGGGCACGTACGACGGCGAAGGCTGGATGGCTGTGCTTGTCTCTGTGGACCCTACCACAGTTGTTGCGACCGTCAACAGCATGGTGCCGAACTATCAGGCCGTGGACTACGATATGGTGGCCTACGCCTCAGTGGTCGCGGATAACAGCTATCGTTCCCCGGCCGCCGGTGGCTACGGTCTTAACTCCGAGACCCACTATTCCAGCGGATCCACCCCAGCAGGCTTGATCTTCGACAACTCGAAGCTCGCTGTGGACTTCGCAGAGACTGTGGGCGCGGCTGCGTCGACTAAGCTGTTCCCGTCATCTGTCATCAAGGCATACGTGGACGAGCGCAACACCGATGCGAAGGTACTGGCGAACCACCCGTTCTCAAACAACATCGCGGGCATCGCTGGAAACCCGGCGAACGCTCAGAGCGCCTTTGAAGGCCTCGCGGCGGAGAATGACGTGCATGACGGCCAGATCAGCTCTCTGCAGGTGACCGATGCTGTGCATGACGCGCGTATCGCCTCCAACGCATCCGCTGTGGGTATCTCGGTAGGCGACAGCACCATGGGTGCCTTCACCGCGCCGTACAACGTACATCTGCATGGTGCAGGCTCCACTGACCCGGCAACCGCCAAGGACGCGCTGAACAACCTCGCATACGCGATCCAGCAGGCTTACGTCACCGTGGGTCAGATCAGCGGTGTACCGGCCGGGGACACCAACTACGGCACTGGTTTCACCCTTCTGCCGAACAACGCAAGCACTCTGACACACCTGCAGACCATTGAAGGTGAGTTGCAGCAGCTGGCTATCGGTCAGGGCACCTTCTGGAACCCTGTTGAGGCGTATTCCAGCTCTGATGTGGACGTAGACAATCCGGGCACTGACGAGTTCGGTGGCGCTACTGTGACCAACGGCCAGCGTGTCCTTCTGACAGGGCAGACTGAGCCTTCTGAGAACGGTATTTACGTATGGGCGGCTTCGAACAGCGCCATGGTGCGTGCATCTGATGCAGACACCACAGGACAGTTCACGACTAACCGTACCGTACAGGTTCTGGCGTCGTCTGAGGGCGGTATCTCTGGTGCGACCTTCGCGTACACCGCAGATGACAACCCGGTGGTCGATACCGATGATCTCCCGTTCATCCTGAAGGCTAAAGGCGTTGTTGGCGACAACAGCATCACGCCGACTAAGGTCGAACCTGCGTTCCTCACTGAAATCCGCGTCAAAACGGACAAGTGGGTTGGTGACATCACCACCGATTCGTCCGGTAACGCGACATTCGCTCACGGTGTCGGTGACAAAGACTTCGTTGTGTCCGTCAAGGACAGCACTGACGAGGTGGTCAACGCCGGTATCGAGATCGTACACGGTGCATCTGACGTCACCATCCGTGGTGAAGCCTCCACGACCTACCGCGTGGTAGTCATCGGCTAACCACAAACAGCTCTCTCAGCCCCTCTAACGCCCTCTCGGGTACGGTTGGGGCTGAGACACCCATACAGGCTCTGAGATCGGCGTATATCGAGCCTCAGAGGCATCCTAAAGGATACTCAATGCTCCTTTAGTATCCGACGTACATCAGCTACATGTGGTCAGAACCTAAAC